CCTTATTAGTAAGTTCAAATTTTTTTATAATATTATTATGCATCGCATCTAATGTAAAAACATCATTATTATCAGAATTATATTTTTTTTTTGATGATTTTTCTTTGAACATCTTTATAATAGAATTATTAATATTAATTTTTATATAATAAATATAATACATACATTTAATTGATATTTTTTTCTCCTCTAATAGTATAAAGAATATAGCGTAAATGGGTGGTGGTCTTCTTCAATTAGTAGCATATGGAGCACAGGATGTTTATTTAACTGGTAATCCTCAAATTACCTTCTTCAAGGTTGTGTATCGTCGTCATACTAATTTTGCGGTTGAAGCTATTCAACAAACATTTAATGGAACTCCTGGTTATGGAAACACAGTAACTTGTCAAATATCGCGTAACGGTGATTTAATTAATCGCGTATATCTTCAAGTAAAATTACCAAAAATACAAGGTGAATCTGGTGTGACTACTACTTTATCTACAGGAGCAAGATATGTAAATTATATCGGGTTACGCCTTATTAAATCAGTTGCAATTGAAATTGGCGGACAACAAATAGATAAACATTATTCTGATTGGTTATATATTTGGAACGAACTTTCTTTACCTAGAGGCAAAAAATATGGTTATGATACTATGGTTGGAGCAGACAAAGATATAACATGGGTAAAAGACACTAATCTTTATATCCCATTAGAATTCTGGTTTTGTCGTAACGTTGGTCTTGCTCTTCCATTAATCGCCCTTCAATATCACGAAGTAAAAATCAATATTCAATTTGAATCAAAAGAAAATTGTTTTGTAGGTGTAACTGAGACTAATGGACAAACATTAGAAACTGTTGGTTCATCTATTAATGGTTATGCTAGTCTCCCTGCAATTACAGAAGCTGCTTTATGGGTTGATTATATATTCCTTGATACCGATGAACGTCGTCGCTTTGCTCAATTATCTCATGAATATTTAATTGAGCAATTACAATTTACAGGCACAGAAACTCTCAGCGCTTCTAAAGCTACTTCAGTAACTAATAATCGTATTAAACTAAATTTTAATCACCCTTGTAAAGAATTAGTTTGGGTTGCAAAACCATCAAATTACGTCAAGAAATCTACATGGTATAATTATACTGATACAGATTATATTGATACTTCTGTTGCACTTATTAATGCATTAAATTTAAATACGAGCACAAGCAATACAACTTTTAGTACTTCCAATTATATGATTGGTATTAACCCCGATCCTTTTGCTACTACCCCTGCTAGTTCTCCATTCCAAGATGCTATACTGCAATTAAATGGTAATGATCGCTTTAGTGTTCGCGAAGCTACATATTTCTCATATGTTCAACCATATCAACATCATACTAATATACCAACAAATCCAGGTATTCACGTTTATTCATTCGCACTTAAACCAGAAGAACATCAACCAAGTGGAACTTTAAATATGTCTCGTATTGATACTGCAACACTTATGCTCAACGTTAAAAAAGATGTTAAAAATAATGCTAATCCAGCTGCGCAAGCAGAATTTAGTGGAATTAATATATATGCTGTAAATTATAATGTACTACGTATATTATCAGGGATGGGCGGTTTAGCATATTCCAACTAATATTATATTTGACAATTTATATATTATAATAGTTAAATATTAATACGTGTATTAATCCTTTTTTTTTTCTCCTCTAATAGTATAAAGAATATAGCGTAAATGGGTGGTGGTCTTCTTCAATTAGTAGCATATGGAGCACAGGATGTTTATTTAACAGGTAATCCTCAAATTACCTTTTTCAAGGTTGTATATCGTCGCCATACTAACTTTGCAATTGAGGCAATCGCTCAAACTTTTAATGGAACCCCTGCATATGGTAATCGCGTTACATGTCAAATATCACGTAATGGTGATTTAATTCATCGTATGTATTTATCACTTCTAATTAATGATAATAAATCATTATGTGCAGGATATGGATTACGTATAATTAATAATGTTGAAATAGAGATTGGTGGTCAAAAAATAGATAAACATTATTCTGATTGGTTATACATATGGAATGAACTTTCTTTACCAAAAGCAAAACGTGATGGTTATAATAAAATGGTAGGAATGTCAGGTGGTACAACTATGTTAGATAAAACATTATATATTCCATTAGAGTTTTGGTTTTGTAGAAACGTTGGTCTTGCTCTTCCATTAATTGCACTTCAATATCATGAAGTTAAAATAAATATTCAATTTGAAACTGGTGCTAATTGTGGCGGTGTGGAAGTATTAAATTCTTTCCCTACTGCTACTTTATGGGTTGATTATATATTTCTTGATACTGATGAACGTCGACGATTTGCACAATTATCTCACGAATATTTAATTGAACAACTACAATTTACAGGTTCTGAAATGGTTCCAACTTCAACAACTGGAGGAAACCTAAAAGCAAAACTAACATTTAATCATCCCTGCAAAGAACTTGTATGGTTCATTAAGAAAAATGGTACCGATCAATATATTAATAATAATAATTGGTTTAATTATACCGGTTATGCGGCAAATACAGGAACTATTACTTCTCTACCCTATAAATATAATACGGGTGCACATTCTCTACGTGATTCACCAAATACTGGCGCTACAACTTCTAATATGGTTAAAAAAGCAAAACTTACACTTAATGGAAATGAACGTTTTTCCGAGCGCACAGGAACATACTTTAATTTAGTTCAACCTTATCAACATCATGAAAATATACCAACTAATGCAGGTATTAATGTTTATTCATTCGCTCTTAAACCTGAAGAACATCAACCGAGTGGAACTTTAAATATGTCTCGTATAGATACTGCAACTCTCAATATTGATTATGGTATTGTACCTAATGATAATAATGCGGCATTAAATGTATATGCTGTTAATTATAATGTGTTACGTATTCTTTCTGGGATGGGTGGTCTCGCCTATTCAAATTAATATAATCTTATCAAATTATATTTATTAAATTACGTATTAGTGATAAATGAATTATAAAGCCTTTTTTTTTTCTCCTCTAATAGTATAAAGAATATAGCGTAAATGGGTGGTGGTCTTCTTCAATTAGTAGCTTATGGGGCACAGGATGTTTATTTAACAGGTAATCCTCAAATTACCTTTTTTAAGGTTGTATACCGTCGTCATACTAACTTTGCGATTGAAGCTATTCAGCAAACTGCTACAGGTAGTTCTACTTTCGGATCTCGTGCAAGTTTTCAAATAACTCGTAATGGTGATTTAATTCATCGTGTATATTTTACTGGCATACTTACAAATAATCACGGTACAAATGCAGCTGCTCTTGTTCCAAACTTTGGACAAAAATTATTAAAAACTATTGAACTCGAAATAGGCGGCCAAAGAATTGATAAGCATTATTCTGAATGGTTATATATATGGAATGAACTTTCACTTCCTGTCGGAAAACGCGAAGGATATAACGCCATGATAGGTGCTAATCCTTATAATACATGCACACGTCTAGATTCTGGAAAATCATATGAACTTTATGTTCCTCTAGAATTCTGGTTCTGTCGTAATGTGGGTCTTGCACTACCTTTAATCGCTTTACAATATCATGAAGTTAAAATCAATATTGAATATGAGACCTTGTCTAATATGACAGATACTAATGTAACTAATTGGACATATGAAGAAGATATTAAAGCAAGTGGTCTTGATAATAATAAGACTGCTTTATCCAGTTCAAATATTACTTTAAGTGATACAAATTTATGGGTTGATTATATATTCCTTGATACTGATGAACGCCGTCGTTTTGCTCAACTATCTCATGAATATTTGATAGAGCAACTTCAATTCACAGGTACTGAATCTATTGATCAATCTTCAAGTGTTGATAATATGAGAACTGTGCGAATGAACTTTAATCATCCATGCAAAGAATTAATATGGACTGTTAAATCTACGGAAACAAGTGTATATTGGAATAATTTCTCATCCTCAAAAAATTACCTAGGAGTAATTGGAAAGGGTAATGATTATCTTGACTCTGTTAATCCTGTAAATAACGCAAAAATAATGCTTAATGGAAATGATCGCTTTGCAACTCGTGGAGGTGAATATTTCTCTCTAGTACAACCATATCAACATCATGAAATTACTCCTGATAAATTTCATGAAGGAATTAATGTTTATTCATTCGCTATTAAACCTGAAGAGCATCAACCAAGTGGAACCCTTAATATGTCCCGTATAGATACCGCTGTATTATCTATTTCATCTGCTCTAAAAGGAAATATAAGTATATACGCTGTTAATTATAATGTTTTACGTATTCTTTCTGGTATGGGAGGTCTTGCATATTCAAATTAATTTATATTGCAAACATTTATACTATAATTTTGTATTATTTTTTTAGCAATCATAAAAAACTTATAATTAGTATAAAAATAAATTATTAATTTATATATTAAGTATAATTTAATATACGATTTACTATATATGTGATATCTCCTGGGTCGTCTTTTTTTTCTGGATTATTAAATCCATGCAGATTAAAAAATTTATCAAGAAAGTGTATTAAATTTCGCTCAATTTTTCCTATATCTTTGCTTTGTAAACTTTCTTTTATTTTTTTTAATTTTTTTAAAAACTTTGAAAAAGATACTATCATAAATAAATCATCAATATTATCTATTTCGTTATATTCAAATATTTTTTCAAATTTTGTTATATTATTATTGCATATATATAAATATTTATTATATAATTTTATCAATATATCAAAATTATTGAGGGATCTTTTTGTTTTCTCTTTTTTATCTCCTTTTAATATTTCAAATATTAAATAAAAATATTTTAATATTTTCTTAGCGCAAGTTAATATTTTTAATGGTGGTATTTTCCTATTTTCAAATTTGGAAAATTCTTTGAATATTTCCTTAAGTATGGTCTTTTTATAATTATTTATTGCCACATCAATATTTTGAATTAATTCTGATATATTATTTTTTTTATTTTTTAATTTATTATATTCTGCTTCTAATTTAACACGTGCAACTTTTAAATTATCCTCTTCTGTCCCACTATCACTTAATTTATTTAAAATTTCATACAATTCATATCCTACTATTATAAATCTCTTAAGATCATTACCTTGCTTATCTTCTAATTTTTTTACTAATACAAGATTACTTAATTCAGAAAATAATACTTTTTTAGGATCTGCATCATTTTCTTCTTCATCATCTTCTTTAGTTTTTTCTCGATCTTCATTTGCCTTATCTTTCATAATTTTTAACTGTTTTATTAATGAATTAAATTCTATATAATTAATTAAATCATCTAATAAACTTTCACCAATCTCGCATTTGCTCTTTTTAATATTTTCTAATATATTTAATAATTCTTTAGTTCCACTATTTTCATTTGTTTTTAAATTATTATTTAACTCACTTATATTATCAATACAGGTTATCTTATCATAATTATTACCCTTAATATATTGTAAAGATAAATAGCGTATGTTATCATTCATTTACTTTATATAGTATCCTTCTAAAATAATTAGAGATATATATTAAAATTTTGTCGCTATTATACTTGTAAATAACCATATAAACATAGTAAATAATGATAATGATTTGGATAATTGC